CCGGGGAAGTTGCGCCAGGTGAGAGACGCGCTCTCGCCGCTCACGACGTCACCCGCTTCCAGACGGCGCGCTTCACGCCGTACGGCTTCGCCTCGTGCACGTCGCACCGGAGACAGTGACGCGTCGACGAGAGCACGTCGCCGATCGTGTCGAGGCCGGTCGGCTCCCACGTGTGGACGACCTGGATCGAGTAGCGGGGAGCGGTGAAGTCCTGCGCCTTGATGCGCGACACGTCGTGCCGGTCGAGCCACTGCACGGTGACGTAGCCCTGCTGCTCGTACGGGCCGGTGCCTTCGGCGACGGCGACGAGTCGAGCGCGTCGCACCTGCCCGGCGAGTCCGTGATCGTGAACGTACGCGCACTCGTGCTCGTCGAGATACGCCTCGGTGAACAGCGAACGCGAAGCGGGCGGGGCCGAAGCCCCGCCCGTCTCACGCCGCTTGGCTGCGCTCACTTGGCGACCGCGGCACGTCCGGCCGCGGTGAGCTTGAACGTCCGGTGCTTGCCGTGCACGTCGACGCCCTCGACGAGGCCGCGCCGGATGAGCACTCGCGTCGCACCGGTCGGCTTGGTCACGCCCGCCTCCCGCAGTTGCTTCCGGGCGACGTCGCCCTTCGCGTCGCGGATCGTGGCGAGCACGAGCGTCTGCTCCTTCGTGAGCGTGCGCCCGTTCGCCGGAGCCTTCGTCGTGCTCGTCGCCTTGCCGTTGCCGTTCGCCTTCTTGGCGACGCTCTCACCGCGAGCTTCGGCGGCGGCGAGCTTCTTGGCTTGCGCCTGGCTGACTCGCTTCGCCGGAGCGCTCGACTTCTCCGCTCGCTTGGCGGCGGCGACGTTCCGCGCTCGCACGCTCTCCGGCGTGGCGGTCTGCTTCTTGGCCGGGGCCCGCTTGGCGGCGGGCTTCCGGGCTGGCTGCTTGTTGGTCACTTCGTTCTGCCTCTCGTGTTAGCGCTTCGCTCGGGGATCGAGCGAGCACGTACCACGATATCGCACGTTGCGTGCGATTGCACCCACCGGCATACGCACGTCAGGGGTAGCGCTGCGAGTCGCTCTCGTAGTGCTCGACTTCCCGCGCGCACCGCTCGCAGAGCACGAGCGGCGAAGCACCGGCACGAGCACGAGCGAGTCGATGCGCCGGGAGCCAGCGCAGGAGCATCTGCGGGAGCGCCCTGTCGGCGTGCACGGCGATCCCGCACATCGTGAGCGGCGAGCGCAGCGTGGCGCGCAGGTGGGTCGGTCGCTCGCTCACGACGCGTAGACGTCTCGCAGCGTCGGCGTCTGGCGCATGATCCGCTCTAGCTCTCGTCGCACTTGCGCGTCGATGTAGGTCCGCCCGTCGTCGCGGATGATCCGATCGAGGTTCGCTCGCACGTCGCGTAGCTCTCGCCGCAGACCGTCTCGCTCGCTCGTCAGCGCGACGGCGAGGTCGCTGGCCTCGGAGAGCTTGCGCCGCAGGTTCTCGACGTAGCTGACCTGCTCGCCGAGTCGGCGCTCGAGGTCGACGACCGCGCTCGCGTTGCGGTCGGGCGTGGCGAGCACGTCGACGACGTGAGCGAGTAGCGCGGCGGCGAGCTTCTCGGCCGGGAAGTCGCTCGGCGCTTCGGGTTCGGGTTCTGGCTCGCTCGGCGCTTCGGGTTCCGGTTCGCTTGCTTCGACGATCCGCAGGCCGTGACCGTTCGCGTGGTCGAGTCGCTTGTACCACTCCGCTGGAAGCGACGAGAGGGCGATCCGGTACGTGCGCCTGCCGCGTATCTCGCGCTCGACGAACGGTTCGAGTCCGCCGTTGAGCATGGCGACTAGGGACGTCATGTACTTCGGCTGGTAGCCGTGTCGCTTCGCCGAGTCGAACAGCAGCATGGTCGCCTGGCCGCTTGCGTTCTCGAACGGCGCGTCGTCCCACAGCGCGCTGACGATCGGAGCGCGTGTGGCCCACTGACGGAGCGAGCTCCGGCTACCGAGTAGCTCGATCGCTTGCTCGTCGTCGAGTAGCGCGACGGGCGCGCCCTTCGGAGTGTGCACTAACGCTTCTTGGCTCACGGGTGCCTGCCTCTCTCGTATCTCGGGTGATATCTCGACGAGTCTAAGCGTGTCAGTGACTCGTGTAGAAACTATGCGGTCCTATCTCGTCGCGCTCGTGCTCACGCGTTCCCGTTCACGTCCTCACGTTCGACGCGCCAGCGGTGCCGCCGCCTCAGCGACAGGAAGCTGTAGCCGCCAAGCCCGGCTACGCACAGAGCGAGGACGAAGGTGAGCACTTCGGGCCGGGTCAGATCGCGATCGGTGAGCACGGCGACGACCGTCAGCCCGGCGATCGCCGCGACGAGCACGACGCCGAGCACGATCAGCGCCGTGACGCGCACGGCGACGTCGCTCTGGTCGTCGCTCATCCCGTGACGAGTCTCCCCCACACATCGAACTTCTTGCCGGAGGGCGGCACCGGCGTCGGCCCGGTCGTCGCTCCGTAGGCCGGGAAGTCCGCTGGCGCGACGTGTCGGATCGTCGTGTCCCACCCGCGGTTCTTGAACTCCCAGATGAGCGTGTCCCACATATCCCCGGTGAGCGAGACGGCCCACTTGTTCTTCATGTCGGAGCACCACCACACGTTCGAGACGGCGGTCGCTCCGTTGAACTCTTGGATCAGCACGTAGGCCACTGGTTCGTCATCCTCCACTCCACCGCCACCGGAGACGATGGCGGCAACCTCCTGGCGGAACTTGGTCATCCCGCCTGCCGGTTCCCATTGCTTGTTGGCATTGCCGACAAACCTTGACGGCCCGGCTGGGTCGACCTTGCGATCCGGGGCATAGAACTGGTGGCTGTGGATGTGGTCGTTCGGGATCGCGTAGTGCTTCGACAGCGCGGCGACGCCGCGCACGTAGGCGTCCTGCATCGCCACCGACCAGCCCTCGCCCACGCCGTTGTTCGACGCCTCGACTCCGATGGCGTGCGTGTTCATCGAGTCGGGCGGGCAGCGGGAGCAGCCGCGTCCGGAGCCGTTCGTGTTCGTCGCTCCGGCCGCGCAGACGTACCACTTCGCGTCGCGCCCGACGAGCAGGTTGCAGACCGGCTCGTTGTCCGAGTGGAACGTGCAGTAGTTGGCGTCGTCCCATCCGGAAGCGCTCGTGCTCGACGCGGTGTGGTGGACCATGATGCACGTCGGCTTGCCGCTGTCGTAGCCGCCCGAACCGCGACCTCTCGACTTCCACTGACTGCCGACCTGCGACGGCCCACCGACCTCGACGACGACGAGGCCCGCGCCGCGCAGCACGTCGGCCAGGTCGGTCAGGTACCGGCTGCCCATTACAGCGCCGCCAGCTTGGCGATGTGCTGCAAGACGGTGGACGCCGTGGCGGCGTCCTGCAAGAACACGGCGGCGACGAGCACGATCACGCACAGCCGCAGCGCGTTGGCACGGCGAGTGTGGAAGCGGGACGAGTTCCCTTCGGCCTCGATGTGATCCACGATCCGGCCTAGCAGGACGAGCTTCACCGCCAGGGCGTCTCCGGCATCCCAGGCGTCCTCAGGGTCGTCGTCGCCGAAGCCGTTCACGATCGGGAGCTTATGCCGTCGTGATCGCTCGGGATCGGATCACGGCCAGGCCATCCAGAACCACGTCAGCGAGATCGCGCCCGGGTTGCCGCCCGAGACGGTGAAGAACCGCAGGCCGTAGGTGGTCGCCGTCAAGCCCTCGATCTGGATGATCGCCGCGGTGACTCGGGAAGACACGAGCAGCGACGAGGGGGTGCGCCCGACGAGGTGCGGCTGGTTCACCACGCGTGCGTTGCTGTCGCCCGTGGCGGTGACGCTGCCGTAGTCGGGGTTGCGGTACCACGCCCCGCCGATGCGGATGTACGTGCGCTCGACGTCCACGGCGCGAGCCTGCGAGCCGTCCGGCGCGGCCCACGCGGTGAGCGCGGCCACCGTGGCGAAGATGCGCGTCGACTGGACGACGTTCAGCGCAGCGTCGGTGGCGTCGGCAAGCTCTTGCATGTCGGCCGGGACGTTCGGCGGGTCGTCGAGCGTCGGGTACGGCAGGGCGTAGAGGGGCGTGGTGGGCATGATCAGCTCTCCTTGTTCAGACCCAATACTTCACTCGTAGTTGCGGCGTCCACTGTGGGTTCGAGAACGGCGACGCCATCCAGCCGAACGTCGTGTAGGCGTTGCCCCACGCTTCTTGCGCGAGCGCGATCCCGGCGAACGTCGACACGAGAAAGCTCTTGGTGATGTTCAGCCACACGGTGCGGCCCGCGGGCGGGACGGGGAACGACCAGTTCGCCAGGAAGCGCAGCGCGCCGATCTGCGACCAGTCGGTCATCGTGTTCCCCTGGCTGTGCTGGTACACCGAGACGATCTGCGTGCCGGTGCCGCGGTACGTGTAGAGGTTGTACAGCGATAGCTCGACGCTCTGGATGCGGTGCGCGCCGACGTCGGCGCGGATCGTGTTGAACGGGAAGCGCAGCGCGGTGTGGAAGTGGACCTTGAAGTAGACGTCGAAGCCGTAGTACAGCCGCCACTGGTCGTTGTAGACGCCGTTGCCGCGGAAGCTCGACCACCAGTCGATGTTGTAGACCTTCGTGACGAGCGTGTCCGGGGGCGGCGGGGGCGGCTTCGGTGGCGGCGGTGGAGGCGGCGTGGCGGCGACGGCGTACGTGTCCTTCTCCCACTCCGGGCCGAGCACGAGCAGCGTGGACCCGGCGACGAGCACGTACACCGCGTCGTTGACCTTCGCCTGCTGGTAGCTCGCCAGCCGGTACGGATAGGCGAGCGGTCGACCGCGGATCGACACGGTGAACGGATCGAGCGCCGTGACCGTGCCTTGCACGATCCGCACGTCGGGCGACTCCGGAGCCGCGCTCGGCGAGAGCTTGGCGGCGAGCGCTTCCAGCCCGAAGCTCGACGCCGAGCGGCTCACGCCGCGCCCTCGCGCATGATCTCGACCACGGCGGGCGTGGTCGCCCTCGCGCTGCGAACCGTCATCGTCTCCGACGCGTCGAGCGGAATCGTGATCGCCTCGACGGCGTGCACGTCCGCGGTTCCGTCCGGCCAACGCACGAGCACGCTGTCGCCGACGTCGAGCGCCGGGTTCGGGATCGACGTCGCCTCGATCGCCTCGTCGAGTCCGGTCGAGCGTTGCAGGAGCTTGGTCGCCGCGGACTGCGCCTGCGCGGCGGTGAGGATCAGCGGCGACTCGTAGAAGCGAGGCACGCGCCCGAACGGCCCGCCCCACTCGGTCGGTGATCCGGGACGGGAGTCGACGACGAGCGACGAGACGGGCGCACCGGCTGTCGTCGCGCCGCGCGCCAGGACGCCGTTGTACGCGCCGTCGCGGGCGAGCCGCTTCGAGCCGTCGATCATCACGCCGCGTGTGCCCGCGTCGACGGACCACACCCACGTCGTCGCAGACGGCGGAACGATCTCGGCGATGACGAAGTCGCCGCGCCGATCGAAGTAGCACTCGCAGCCGATCGCCGTGGCTAGCTCGTCGATCGCCGCAGCACGGTCCTCGTCGAAGATCGGGTTGCCGATCGTCGTCGAGATCGCCGCCTGCTCGACGTCGACGTCCGGGAACACCTCGAGCACGAGGTCACGGATCACGTCGACGTGGCGGGCGTAGCGCGTCGGCGCGTACGGCGTCGTGAAGCGCTCGTCCTCGATCTGGCGGAAACGATCTGAGGCTTCGACCGTGACCGTGCCTTCCCCGACGTCGAGCGCGACCGTGTCGACGCGGAACACGCCGAGCGGGATCAGCTCGCGCGACCCGTCGGCGTAGGCGATCCCGCGGGCGAGCGTGAACGCAGCCCCGTACGGGGCGAGCAGATCGGTCGAGCTTCGCGGGTAGTAGTCGGTGCCGAGCACGCGCAGGCTGGCGGTCGAGCGGACCCGCGCCTTGCGGTCGATCGTCACGCTTCCGCCGATCACCGGCAGCGTCTCGCCTTCCAGGAACTCGCCGGGCGGGTAGGCGAAGGCTTCGACGAGCATCTGATGCGAGGCGCGTAGCGTGTTCACGTAGCGCGCCGAGACGGTGAACATCTAGCCGACGCTCGCGTACAGGTCGAGGTAGGTCGCCTCGTTGTCGAGCACGATTCGGTACGTGTCGTAGGCGGCGGCGACGTCCGAGTAGCGGTAGTCCGACGAGACGAGCGGCAGCGCCGGGCGGTCGATCTGCGTCAGCGGCAGCGACCACGTGCGCGCCGGTTCGTCGCCGTAGCGCGACGGTCGGTGCTCGACGAGCGAGCCGACCGCGACGTAGCTCGTCGGCACGTTGTACCGGGACTCGTCGAGTTGCAGGAGCAGCGGTAGCCCGTCGCTCAGCAGCAGCAGTAGCTCGCTGCGCTCGTCGCCGTCGAGCGTGGCGACTTCGAGCGCTCCGGCGAATCCGTTGCGGACGTCCGAGATGACGACCGGGTTCGGTCGACCGATCACGTTGAACGAACCGACTCGCTGCTCGTAGGTCAGATCGCCGAGTGACACGACGCGCAGCACGATCGAGCGTTCCGGGCGGAACAGGTGCCGGAGCCACACGTCTACGCTCTCGACGAGAATCACCGGGGTCGGGTCCGAGCGGACGACGGTCGTGCCCGTCGTCGTCTCGACGACGTAGGAGAAGCTCTCACCGATCGGGAACTCGTAGTCGTGGGCGACCCACGCGTCGCCGAGCACGATCAGATCCGTGTTCCCGCGCACGGCGACGTCGCCGCCGCTCGACTCGACGCGCACGAGCGAGAACGTGTCCGCTCCGGTCAGTCCGGCGACGTCGAGGCGCACCCGGTGCTCCGCTTCGACGTACGTGGCGGTGATCGTGGCGGCCATCAGCGTCGTGCTCCGAGAGCCTGAGCGAGCTTGCGGTCGCGTTGGTCGACGTAGTGATCCAGTTCCTCCAAGCCGATCACCGAACCCTGCACGATGACCCGCGCGTCGACCGGAGCTCCGCCGCCGAGCGGAACGCCGCTGGTGATCTCCCCGGCGAACGCCGTCGAGAGTTGCGGACCCATCGCCGCGACCTGGGCGGCGACCGGCCCGAACCCTTCGGCCAGGCCGCGCCCGAGTCCGGCCATGATCCAGTTCCCGGCCGGTCGGAGCAGCGCCAGGTCGTACTGCTTCGGTCCCTTCAGCGAGGCGATGGCACCGCCGATCCCGCCGACGAAGTCCTTGACCTTCTCGAAGCCCTCCTTGATCCCGCCGAGCAGACCTTCGAGGATGTCGAGTCCGGCGTTCCAGAGGACGCGGGCGAGGTTGCCGACTGCGCGCAGAATCTTGCTCGGCAGGTCGCTGAACCAGTTCCGCACGGCGTCGAACGCGCCGACCGCGCCCGCCTTCAGTTGCAGCAGCATCGAGCGTCCGATGTTCTTCAGCTTCTCGGGCAACGACGTGACGAACCCGACGAGCTTGCCCGGTAGCTGACGGAACCACTCGACCATCGACGACGCAGCGTTCGGGATGCCCTTGATGACGCCGACCAGCGTGCGGAACACGCCCATGAGCACGTGGATCGCGCCGACGAGCACGTCCGCCGCGACGGCGAGCACGACCGACAGCAGGTTGGCGAGCAGCGTCACCAGCGGCATGACGGTGACGAGGATCTCGACGAGCGCCGGGAGCAGGGCTTCGGCTAGCTCCATGAACGGCGGAAGCAGCGGCAGGATCGCGACGAGCAGCTGCGCGAGCAGGTCCGCGATCGACGGCAGGATCGGTGCGAGCACGTCGACGAGTTGCGACACGAACGGCACGAGCGCTTCGACAACTTGCATCAGGGCGGGGACGAGCGCAGCGAGCGCCTTGCCGAGCACCTGGCCGAGCGCGGCGATCACCGGCTGCAAGGTCGGCATCATCTCCTTGAACGCGCCCATGACGGACGTGAGTGCGGGGAGCAGCGCCTGGCCGAGCGTGGCCTGCATGTCGGTCCACATCGCGGCGAGTTGGCGCTGGCTGTTCGCCATCCCGTCGCTCGTGTTCAGGAAGTCGCCCTGCACCTTCGACGACTGCTCCATGATCAGCGCCATCGCCGCCTGAGCTTCGGCGTTCTTATCGACCGCGCCGGTGGAGTCGGCCAGGCCCATCTCGACGGCCTTCGCCTTGATCGCCGCCTTGTCGAGCATGATCCCGAAGCGCCGTGCCGGTTCCGTCTCGCCGCGCAGCGCGGCACCGAGCGCGCCGACGACCTCGGCCGGTTCGGCGTTGAACGCCGAGCCGAGATCGGCAGCCCGCCCGAGTAGCTGCTCGGTCGCGCCCGCCGCCTCTTCGGCGCCGAAGCCGAGGTTGCCGAGCAGCGACCCGACGTTGCCCGCCGCCTGCCGAGCGGTCGACTCGGCCATGCCCAGGTTCGTCGCGCTAGCGGCGAAGAAGTCATCCATCCCGGCTGCCGCGTCACCGAACACCAGCCCGGTGACGTTCACCGCTTCGCCGAGATCGGACGCGGCTTCGACCGAGTCCTTCAGCCCGCCGACGATCGCCCCGGCCGCGAGCGCTCCCCCGGCGACGGCGGCGAGCTTGCCGAACCCGGCACCGAACGTCGACGCCAGCGGGCCCTTCGTCTGCTGCTCGGCTTCCTTCTGCAGCCCGGACCAGTCGCCCTCGACGACGAGTACGGCCTTGCCCAGCGTCGCCACGTCAGGTCACTTCCGTCCGGGGAGCAGCGCGCCCGGGTCGTCGACGAGATCGCGCAAGCTCACGCGTCGCCCGCCACCCGTCGCGCGCGTCGGCTGTCCGGGGCGCGGGACGCGCAGCGGCTTGACCTTGCGCTTCGAGCCGAACGCTCGGGCGACGAGCACGATCAGCGCGTGAAGTAGCTCGACGTTCGTGGCGGCAAGCTCCAACTCGTCGGACCAGTGCTGATCCGTGACGCGCCGGTACGCCGAGTCGGCGGGCAGGTACTCGATGAGCACCTTCACCCGGCGCACGTCGGTGAACGCGCACGAGTCGAGCCTCAGCCCGTAGAAGCGCTGGAAGTCGGCGTCGAGCGCGTCCCACCGTTCGGCGAGGGCCGCGACGACGCCGCCGATTCCCCCACGCGCAGCCCGTAGCACTCGTCAGCGATGGCGAGCAGATCGTCGAGCGTGAGCACGTCAGCGACCGTCTCGACGTGCTCGTCGCCGAACATGCCGCGGATCGCCTCCGTCATCTGGCCCTGCACGAGCCGTTCTGCGACGGCGAGCGGGAGCTTGGCGGGGATCAGGTACTCGGTGCCGTCGAGCACGACGACGTGCGGTTCGTTCCCTGCTTCGGCCCGACGCGCGTCGAGGTCGACGCGCGCCACGTCACGCCGCCTTCGACTGCTGCTTCGACGTCGACGCTGCCAGCGCCGCCAGGTCGGCGAAGCCGATCAGCGTGAACGGCGCGGCCCCGGCGTTGTCGAGCACCTTCACGGTGACGTCGAGCAGCGCGGCCTCGTCGCCCTTGAACACGATGTCGCCAAGCTCGTTCACCTTCACCCGGTGGTAGACGACGCGCCGGACCTTCGAGCCGTCGACGATCTCGATGCCGATGGCCTGCGGGTCGTACTGAGCGCGGGCGGGAGCCTCGTACTTGCCGGTGCCCGCGGTGTACGTCCCGCCGCCGAAGGCGAACAGCAGCGTGTCCTCGTTCCACTGCATGAGCTGGAACTGCACGGTGTAGCCGACGCGCACGTCGGACCACACGGCGTAGCTCGATTGCCAGGCCATGATCTCCGTCTCTTCGGACTCGGCGGAGACGGTCACGGCATCCTCGGACAGGTAGCCGAGGTCGACCCACGCCGCCGCCCACGCCGTCGACGTGTCAGCGGGCGGTGCGGTGCCGACCGGGGCCAGGAATAGCTGACCGGTAGGGGCGACGACGATCTCGTCGGGGTTCATCGCCATCAGGCGACCTCCTGGGTTACGCGCGTCGTGCAGAACACGTACGCGCTGAACACGAAGCGCGGCGTCGGCGGTGTGCGCGACTCGTCCGGCGACCAGGCGATCGCCGTGGGAATCTCGACGCGCGCAATGGCTCCGCCGTTCGACTCGTAGCCGACGGCGGCTCTCAGCACGGCGACGGCTCGTCGTGCGAGATCGTGAGCGACAGCCGAGGCGTTCGGCGTGTCGGGCGGGGCGAAGGCGGCGACGTCGAGCGTCGCCACTTCGGCGTTCGGTACGGGCGGCGAGTAGTCGAAGCCGCCGACGCGCGTCAGGCGTAGCCACGGCGTCGCCACGTCGCGCGGCGACGTGAGCACGACGCGCACCCCGGCAAGCTCGCTCGTCGAGCGCAGGTACGTGCGGACGAGCGCCAGCGTGTCGACGAGCACGACGACCGGGCGCGTCACCGGCTGTCCTCGAGCTTCATGCCGAGCGACTCGACGGCTCGACGGAACGGAGCGCGCGGCGAAGTGGTCTGCGTGCCGAACTCGATCAGGTGCCAGCCCGGCCCGGCGTGCACTTCGCCGTCGCTGGTGGCGCGGACCTTGCTCCGCTCGCCCATGAACCCGGACGGCATCGACGCCACCGCCCGATCGGCGACGTGCTGCGCGACGTCGCCCATGTACCGCTTCGTGGTCGGCTCCACGCTCTGCTTCTTCTCGAAGCTCCGGTCGGCCTTGAACGTCATCGAGCGCTTCGGCATCGCTCACCCGACCGTCTCGACGAGCGCAAGCTCCCAGTGGTGGAAGCGCTGCTGCAGCGGATGCCAGGCGGCGAATGCGACGCCCTCGATCTCGAACCGCTGGCCGTCGACCTCGACGACGTCGTCGCCGGTGATCGTCACGGCCGGATCGAACGGGAGCATGGCGATCCACGCCGCGCTCTGCGTCGACTGTTCGGCTTCGTCCTCGGTCGTCGTCCGCTGGTGCACTTGCGCGAGCAGCGGAATGCGCTCACCGTCGACCAGCGCGTCGTCGCCGTACGGGTCGTTGTTCGTCGTGCGCGTCCGCTTCACGAGCACGACCGGCCGCGTGCACAGCGAGGCGACGCTCACGGTCGCCCTCGTCGCGTCGCGGCCGGTTCGGGCTGCGGGGTGAACTCGTCGAGTTGATCGAGGTCCCGCTGCCACCAGTCGATCGGCCAGTACGGGGTGATCCCGGCCAGCGGCGTGGTGGTCGTGTAGGCGCGCGTTCCGACGCTCTCGCCGGGCACGTCCGGATAGCACAGCCACGGCCCGAGCAGGACGAGATCGTCCTCGGTCGGGATCATCGCGCTCGTGCTCCCGTACTGGACGCGGTAGCCCGCCACGCTCTCGCTGTTCACGCCGGTCGGGTTCGTGCGCTGGCGCACGACGAGCGACGCGCAGACGTAGCTCACCGGACCGGGCGTCGGCTCCGGGACGTCGCAGATGTAGTTGTCGAGCACGCTCGACGCGAGCGCGATCAGCTCGTCGGTCTGCGGCTGAGGCAGCGACTCGACCGGCACGCCGAGCAGCGCGGCGACCTGCTCCGGAGTGCAGTACGGCGTGCCGGGGACGTGCTCGCCGCCGCTCGACGTCGACTCGTCGCGCCAGCCCGCGTCGTAGTCCGTGTCGCTCGCCTTGGCGAGCACTTGGTCCGTCGTCCCGCCCTCAGGCAGCCCGGGCGGATTCGCGTGGACCAGCGTCAGCATGATCTTCCCGCTCGGAACGTCACCGCCAGCGCCGCTGCCCGTCTTATGCGCGATCGGTACTTCGACGTAATCGACCTTCTGCGTCGCAGGACCGATCGCGAAGTAGTGCTGATTCAGCGTCGAGTCATCCCAGTCCTGCAACACGATCAGGTCGCCGTCGCCGAGATGGCGGAGAACCTGCGAGGCGTCGAGGCCATTCGACGCTTCGTTGCGGACCCACATCAGCGTCGCCGCCGACTGCGAGCCGTTCAGCCGGACCTGGCTACCGGTCGGCGGCTCGCTCGTCGACGACGAGAGCTGATACTCGAAACTGACGTAGCTCACGGCAGGACCACGAACCCCACGGCCAGCGCGGCGACCGCGAACGCGGCGAGCGTGGCCGCGTACTTCACGGCCTGCGGGACTTGGTAGGCGACGCCGCCGACGACGGCGAGGACGACGGCGACGACCCACCACCACTCCGATGCGGTCACGAAGCCTTCTTGGTGCTCGTGCTCGACGCGGACAGCCCGACCGGCGCGGTGCCGACGATGTGCGCCCACGGGTCCTTGTCGTCGATGCGTCCGATCACGCAGCCGACTCGCATGTAGGCGCGCATCGCGACCGAGTCCTCTTGGAACATCGAGTGCACGGTCGTGCCGTCGATCAGGGTGGCGTCGGTCGAAGTGTCGAAGCGCAGGTCTTGGCGAACGCCGATGACGAGCTTCGTCCAGTCGCCGGTGAAGAACTCGACGGTGCCGGGTTCGAGCACGCCGGGCTGCGTGAAGCGGATCGGCAGCCCGTAGAGCACCGCCCCGCCCGCCTGAGTCACGTCGGGCATGAACAGCGGCACGCCCTGCTCGCTACGAAGCTCGCGCAGCTTGGCGCGCACGCTCACGTCGGCGACGTGCCCGGTCGGGTTGTACCCGTTCGCTTCGACGCTGCCCATCGCGGCGGAGACGGTGAGCGAGTAGTCCGTGCCCTCGGTCGTGGCGGTCGAGTTAGCGAGCACGCCGCCTACCGGGAAGCTCGCCGGTGCTCCGGTGCCGAGCAGGACCGCCGCGTCGAGCACCTTGGCGATCGCTTCGGCGAGCAGCGGGCGGACGTTGTCCCACAGCGGGAACCCGGCGTCGTCGATGTACGCCTGCGGCACGGCGACGGTGCAGGCAAGCTCTTCGGCTTGCAGCTTCAGCGCGGTGAAGTCGAGCGTGCCGTACGGCTTCTTCGCTCCGACGGGGTTGACGAACCCGGCGACGGGACGAGCGCCGATGACCGGGATCGACGTCACGCCAGCGGGGATGTTCTGCACTCGGCCGAGCGCGAGCGCGACCGACTGCGTGTAGATGTTCCCGAGAAGCTCTGACGAGACGCTCGACGGGATCAGGTCTGCGGTGATGACGGGCAACGGGACCTCCGAGAGATCGAGCACGCGCGACGCGTGCTGGTCGTCTCGACGATCCGCTCGTCGATCAGCGCATCGAGCTTGCGCTCGATCCCCCCGAATCCGCTCGGGTGCAGCGCCAGCCCGTCGACGTCACGTCTCGGGGCTGCGATCCGAAGTATGGCGTCGGGATGGACGCCGGATCAACTACCGCCGCGAATCTTCGCTCGGAGCCACGCGTCGGGCGAGTCGCCCGGCTGCTCGGTGCGGACCCCGCCCGGAGCCTTCGGCGGCGGCGCGGTCGGCTTCGCCAAGTGCGGCTTCGCCTTGACCAGCGTGTCCAGCGCGTGCTCGATCCCCTTCCGGTCGATCACCCCGTCGTCGTCGACGGTGACGTCGCTCAGGTCGGCCAGGCGGGCGTCGTCGGGGTCGGCGAGACGTCCGGCGGCGGCGGCGCGCACTTCGGCGGCGACGAGACGTTCCTGCCACCGCTCGCGTTCTTCGCGTGTCGCTTCGGCCCGAGCTTCGGCGAGCGCCCGTTCGTGCTCGCTGAGGCCCTTGCGCCGCTCGTCCTCGATCTGCGCTTCGAGCTTGACGCGCTCCTTGCGCTCGGCTGTCAGCGCCTGGCGCAGCCGGTCGATCTGCGGGTCCTCGTCCTTCGTCGCGTCCTGGCCATTCGTCGACTCGTCGGTCGTCGTCTCGGTCGTCTCGGTCGTCTCTGTCGTCGTGCTCTCGCTCATGTGCCTCCTTCGGTCGTCGCCGTGACGGGGCCGATCTCGCTCGTGCTCACGTCGAGCGTCTCCGTCTCGTCGAGCTTCTGACGCGCGTCGGCGCTGATCGCCGCTCCGGGGTCGCCGTTCGAGTAGATCGGCACGACGCCGCACGTGCAGTTGGCGTGCACCGGAGCGAGCGTGTCGACGTTGTATCGACGCGTCGAGATCGTCAGGCAGAACGCGCACGGCGACGAGTCCGGCACGCGCCGGTAGCCGGTGACGGCGGGCGTCGACTTCATCGCCGCTGTCGACCCGGCTCGGCTCGCCAGCCCGACGTCGGTGCGGGCCAGGTTCGCCGCCTTCGCCGCGCCTTCGTCGAGCGCTTCGAGCCACGTCCGACCGCGGGCGATCGCAGCGCGTGACGTGACGACCGGACGAGTCCACTCGTCGACGTAGGTGGTGCCCGAGCGCAGCGCCGGGCCGATGATCTCGTCGACCGGAGCGACGTCACCGACCGTGTGCCCGTACACCGTCGACAGCGAGCGCACGTAGCCGATCCCCGACGTCGCCGCCGCGCTCTCGATCCCCTGCGCCACCGGGACGACGGCGCGCAGCCAGCGCTCGAGGGCGTCGTCGTCGAGCGCTTCGAGTTGCAGGAACATCGCCCGCACGGTCTGGCCGCTGCGACGGGCGAGAGCTTCGACGTTCGCCGTCTGGCGCTGCGCGAGCGTGCGCGCTACGTCGTCACGCCGGGACACTGGTCGGCGTCGTCGTCGGAGCGACGAGTGACAGCGTGATCGCTTCGGCGGCGTTCATCGCCCGCCACCGTTCGACCTCCTGCGGGGACGCGCCCGCCTTCTGCCAGAGCACTTCGCGCGGCACGCCGATCGTCGAGAGCTTGACCAGGGCGTCGACGTGCTCGGATTCGCTGCGCGTCTCGAAGTCATGCCAGATGACCTCGGCCTGCACGTCGACGGCCTTCGCGTTGCCGACCGCGGCGAACGCCAGCCGGAGCACTTCTTCCCACCCTTCGCCCAGGTGCCCGGCGCGGTTACGGACCTTCGACACGAGTCCGGCCTCCGACGCCTTCAGCGCGTCGCCGGAAGCGTTCACGATCGAGCCGAGCAGGTAGTGCGGCGGCGTGTGGGTGATCGCCGCCAGGTGCTGCACGTCCGCCTCGACGGAACGGATGTAGCCGGTCAGGTCCGACTCGGAGAACTCGCCGAACTTCACGCCGGGGTCCTCCGCGACCCACAGCCGGTCCACAGCGACGTCGAACGGCTGCGTCGGCATCGGACGCCCTGCTGCGTCGACGAGCGGCTCGCCTGTCGTCGGGTCGACTGCGTTCGGGAGTACGAGTCCGGTCGCCCACTTCTGGCGGAACGCGGCGTACTCCGAGGCCATCATCCGGTTCAGGATCGTCGAGTTGATCCGGTCCTGAATGTCGACGACGCCGCCGTCGATCTCGGACCAGGGCGGGCCGATCGTGCGCGGCCACGGCGTTAGCTCGACCATCGGGACGACGCCGAGCGGGTTCGTCGACTCGTCGACAAGCTCCCACGCGGCCGGGTTCGTCGACGAGGCCAGCTCGTCGCCGCTCGCTGCGACGATCGCTCGTCGCCACTGCCACACGCCCTCCGGGGTGACGAGCCACACGTGGCGCTCCTGGCCGAGCGGGTCGACCCACGACTTCACGGCGGCGAGACGAGCGCGACGGTTGCCCGGCTCGTGCGCGACGGTCACTTCCAGCGGGTGCTCGACGGTGATCGCCGCGCCGACCGGCGACTCGGCGTCCGGCCAGACGAGGACGAACGTGTTGCCGCAGACGAGCGCGTCGTTGTGCGCCCGCTCGTGGTCGGCGTCGAGCCGGTTCGCCTGCCACATCAGCCACGCGTCCTGGTCGCCCTGCTCGCTCCCGCCGAAGCGGAACCCGACGACGCGCAGCCGCTCGGCGACCGCGTCGACGACGAGACGGCACCAGTTCGTCCGGCACGACGCCAGGAGGCGCATGTACGCCTCGCGGGCACCCTTCGGTGCGCTCGGCAGGGTGTGGTCGCCGGAGTAGTAGCGCATCCGGGAGAGCACGTGCGATCGCTGCGCGTCGAGCTTCGCCAGCAGGACGTCGCGCCAGGCTTCCTCGGCGGTCGGCATCGAACCGGAAGCATATGCCGTCGGGATCGCTCGTGAAGTGACTCACGAGCGGGCGCTAGAAGCTCGTGAGCGCTTCGCGGGCTATCACGAGTGCCCGCGGGCACGTTTCGTCGCTCTGCGGGGCTTCTAGGGCCCTCTGACGGGCGATCTCGACCGGATAGCTCGTGCGCCTGACGAGCTTCGGGCGCTCAGAAGCCCGCAGCGCGGTACTCCGGGGTCGGCGACGTCACGTGCCGGGCGGCGCGATCGAGCGCCATCACGGCGGCGACGATCCCGTCGACCTTGTCCGCCGAGCGAGCCTTGTCCGGCTTCACGTTCCCGGCTGGGTCCGTGCGGACGATCAGGTTGCTCGCCTCCCACCGACTGACCGGGTTCGCGTGGTGCCGGTAGCGCTCGGCGGCGACGAGTCGCAGTAGCTCTCGCGTCGGTGCCGAGAGCGCGGCGAAGCCTTGGCCCATCTGGACGAGGTTCGCTCCGGCGTCGGTCAGGTCTTGCGCCAACTGCGTCATCCCCCACCGGTCGTAGGCGATGGCGCGCACGTCGAAGCGCTCGACGTCGCTCTCCACCGCGGCGAGGATCGCGTGGTAGTCGATCACGTTCCCCGCCGTGATCGTCAGCCACCCGTCGCGCACCCACGTCGACGCCTGCCCTCCGGTGCGCCGGTCCAGATCGGCGAGCTTCGCCTCCGGGGCGAAGTGCCGCCAGATCACGTCGTGGCTCCCGTCGTCGTTCGGGAAGTCATACGCGATCGAGGCGAGGTCTTGCGTGGCGGCCAGGTCGAGTCCACCGAACGCGAGTCGGCCGACGAGGCTCGACTCGTCGAAGCGCTCGACGTCGAGGCCGCACGCGTCCCACGCCCGAAGGTCGATCGCTCGCCCTTCGGCGCGCACCGACTGGTTCAGCCGGAACTGGCGGAAGGCGCGTTCTTCGATCGGGTTCGCCATCGCCTTGGCGTGCTCGTCGCGCAGCGTGCGCGCGTCGAGGAAGTCACCGAGCGCCGGGTTGCACGAGTACCAGACCCGCTCGTCGGTCCAGTCGGCGTCGGGCGCGGCGGCATAGATCACGACGAGTCGGGCCGGTTCGAGCTCGGGCTGATCGAGCAGCCGCTCGGACCATGCTCGCTCGGTGGCGGCGAAGCCGTTCGGGTCGGAGTCGGCGGTCGTGGCCAGCATCAGCAGCGGCTGTGCTCTCGTGCCGAGCGACGTTCGCAGCGCGTCGAACAGGTCGCGGTTCGGCTGCGTGAGAAGCTCGTCGATGTAGCCGCCGTGCGGGTTCGCGCCGAGCGTGCCGGACGCGTCGCCCGCCGTGACCCGGTAGAAGCTCGCCGTGGCGGGATCGAGGATCGTCGACGTCGAGCGGATCACTTGCAGCCGTCGCGCGAGCACGGGCGATAGCTCGACCATCCGGGCGGCGGCGCGGTACACGTGCCCGGCCTGGTCCCGGTCGAGCGCCAGCCCGTAGACCTCGGCTTGTTCTTCGCCGTCCGCGCAGAGCAGGTAGAGCACGATCCCGGCGAGTAGCTCCGTCTTGCCGTTCTTGCGCGGGATCAGCAGGTACAGGACGCGATAGCGCCGGACGTACATCCGCCAGTGCTCGTCGAAGCGCACGGTCCCGAACAGCGGAGCGAGGACCCGATCGCGCTGCCAGCGCTTCGGCACGAACGGGCGACGAGCGAACACGCCCTTGGTGTGCACGAGTAGCTCGGCGAAGAAGGCGAGCACGTGCTCGACGCGCTGCACGCAGCGATGGTCGCCGCGCTTGCGACACGAGCGGCCGTCGAAGGTGTACCCGCAGACCGGGGCGTCAGGAGAGGAGGCGCGCCGCTGCCGGGTCGTCGTGGCGGTACTCATCAGCGCGTCGCGCCAGGTCGGTGACCGCGGCCGGGGTCATGCCGAACTCGGCGAACCCGGCGAGCATCAGCTTCACGGTCGTGCGGAACTCTCGTCCGAGCGGGTTGGCGACGAGCGCGTCGCCCCGGCCCTTGATCAGCGGCGGCGAGTCGCGCAGCAGACGCCAGCAGCGTTCGGCGTACACGTACGGGGCGACGGCGGTGAGCGCGTAGGCGGGCACGTAGCGCGGGCGGAGCAGCCCGGCGCGTTCTAGCTCCGGCGCGAACTGATCGAAGAACGCCGCGCCTTCGACGCCGAGGTAGTCGGGCGTCGTGAACGGTCCCGGCTCCGCCGCCTTCTCGTCGGCGCGGTAGCCGTGCGACGGCGCGGTGCGCCCTTCGAGAGCGCGCAGCGGCGACGGCTTCGGTCGCGGCCCCGGACGCTTCGCCATCACTCGTCTCCCTTGTACGCCACCCAGGCTGCGAAGTTGCACCACCGCCACACGCAGTCGAAGTGGCGGAAGCCCGCCGCCGTGAGCGTGTCCTCGTTCCACTCGGCGGTGACCCGCTGCAGCACGCCCTCCAAGCTCAGTCGCTTGCGGTCGATCTCGTCGGGCCCGTAGCCGTTGCGCGACTTCATCGCCAGGTACGTCGAGTCGAAGCTCGACGTCAGGCGCGCCGTGCGGCCGAGCAGCTTCTCGACGACGACGAACACGCCGCCCGGCCGGAGGACGCGGTGCGCTTCGGCGACGAGCTGCTGGCGGTAGTCGATCGGTAGGAACTGGATCGTGAGCACGGCGAGCACGACGCCCACGCTCGACGAGGCGAACGGCAAGGCCGAGCGCAGGTCGCGCTCGACGACACGGACGCGATCGTCGAAGCGGTCGACGAGCGCAGCCAGCATCGGCGGCGAGCACTCGATGGCGAACGCCTCCACCTGCGGGCAACGGGGATGATCGAGCAGGCGAGCGAGAGCTTCACCGCGCGACGCGCCGAGATCGAGCACGCGGTCGCCGCGCGTCAGCGCTTCGACGGCGAAGCTCGTCGTCAGGTCGCGCATCACGTCGTACTGCGGGATCGAGCGGGCGAGCATGTCGTCGAACACGTCCGTCACGGCCTGGTCGAACTCCCACGGTCCGTCCGGCCGGTGATCGACGCTCGACGTCACAGCGCACCCCGAGCGAGCGCGTTGTACACCTTCACCGGCGAGCGGGCGTGCGCGTCGAGGCGCAGCGCGGCGCGACCGATCGTCTCGGCGATCCCGGAGTCGCCGAGTTGCAGGTTCGAGTGTCGCGGCAGGTGCGCGATCTCCGGGAACGCCTCGCGCAGCGGGCGCTTCTGCACCGGCCGGTTCAGCGACTCCCACGACTCGTGCTCGAACACGGCGACGACGCGCGGATCATGGAACGGGGCGTGCATCGACAGCCCGAAGCTC